AAAAATCCAACCACTGTATTCCATATACCCATAAAAGTGTTATAAAAACCCATTAAAATCAAATTTAAATTTAAAGTAAATATACCCTTTATTATTTCCCAAATACCATTAAAAAATTGAGATAAACCAGCGAACATTTGAATAAATCCACCTATCGCATTAGCTATTCCACTTAATACTCCAGTAACCACAACAAAAAATAAAATAAAATTACCAATAAGAGGGATTAAAAATTGACCAAAAACTACAAAAAGAGTAATAAAAAATCCTCTAATGTTTTCCCCTAATAATTCAAAATATGGTTTTGCTTTATCAAATTGTTTTAAAAAATCATTCCAGATTGGAGTAAAAACACCATTTATAAAGTCAGTTAATAATTTAAGTTTTCCTTTAATATTTGCTATTAAATAATCTATCAAATTAATATTGCCCGGTAATGGCATATTCTTAAAAGCTTCTTCCAAATTTAACCCCCTTATAATTCCGTCTTTTATTGTTTTTCCTATTTCTTTAAATTTTCCAATTAATGGTGATATTTTTTCTAAAACAAATCCCATAGCCCCGCCAATAAGAGCAAAAAAACCCGCCACTGCTAAAGCTGGTGCTGATAATTGAAAAAGAGCAAGTCCAATCAAAACAAATAATCCTGCTATTGCTCCACCAATTATTGCCAACGCTTCTTTATTTCTTAATAAATTATCAATAAAATTAACTACCGCTGGTCTAACAGCATTTACTACTTTTAAAGCCTCCTCAGCCCCAATTTTGAGATAATAAAATATACTCCCTTTTCTTATTTCACCCTCAGCAGTCATACCCATTACTCCCATACTAAACCTTACCATTTCATCTCTCAAATTACTCATCACCCCACCAAAAGATTTTGATTGTTTATCCATTAGATTATAAAATTTTCCACCTTCTTCAGTCATTTTTCTTAACGCTGTTTCAACTTGTTCAAAAGAAATATTTCCTTCTTTTATTTGTTCAATCATATCTTTAGCGGATACTTTAACCCTTGTATAAACCTCTTGACCAACTGAACCATATGATGATAATTGTGCCTTATTCTTTTTGATTCTTTCTTCAAGTGCTTTTAATTGTTTTGCGGTTTTTCCACCAGTTTGTTTAAAATAATTCAAATCAAATTCTGCTTGAACAATAGACGATGATAAAGATTTCATTTTTCTTGCTGTTTCCTTTGACACTCCACCAACCTTTGTTAAAACCCCGCCGGCTTCATTTGCCTGATCAACTAATGCCTGTAATAATGGCACACCTGCTTCGCTGAACTGTCTTAATTCCGCCCCAGTTAATTTAGTTGCCGCTTTTACCTGTCCAAAAGCCAATATTAAATTTGGTAATTTTTCTCTTCCTATACCTGCCGCTATATCACCAAGCATTTTAAAAGTGGGGATTAATTTATCCGCTTCAATGTTATAAGCTAAAAGTCTTTTTGCTCCTTCTACAACTTGCGGTAAATCAAATGGTGTCTTTATAGCAAAATCTGACAATTCTTTTAATTTTTTTCCGGCTAATTCAGATGAACCAAGCATCGTATCAAAAGCTATTCTCCATTGCTCCATATTTGATGTTACGTCAATCATTCCTTTAGCCATTAATCCCATTGAAGCAAGAAAACCTGATGCGGCTAACGCTCCTTCTTTTAAATGATCGTTTATAAAACTAAAAGAACTCTGAACCGTATTTTGTAATTCGGCTATATTTTTTTTCGCAGATTCTATACCCAAAGTTGTTTCATCCTTTATTCTAAGAATTATCTGAAGACTATTGTTTTCCATATAGATTAATTATACTATTTTCTAATTCCTCTTTGTCTATTTTTTTGTTTTTTTAATTCTAATTCCTCGACTTTCATCTTTTGATTTTTATATAAAATTATTTTTTCAACCCAATCAATAGGTTGTTTTTCAAGTTCAGTATAAGTAATGTTAAGAAGATCGCAAATATAAACATCTTCAAAATCCGACGGAAGTTTACCGGATCCTTTGAAAAATTTAAAAAGTTCAATCGCTTTTTTTTTCCAAATCTTGAATAGGATTGAGATATTTATTTAATTCATTAAAAATTGCTTGACCATCTTCTTCTTTTAAATTCATCACATAATCGTAAAGATTTTCTTTGATTGATTGATTATCCGGAGTGATAATTTCAATGACCAAGTAATTAAAGACCATTTTATTCGCTTCAAAAACAACGGAAGCATCTAAATCTGTAATTTTTTGACTTGCTGGATCAATTTTTGTTGATTTTAAATACAATCTTTGTATTTCAAGTTTTTCCCCATAGGTAAGATAATGTCTTTTAAGTCTAACTATATATCCCCCCGGTGTTTTAAATTCAACCATAATTAATATGATGATATATCATTAACAACCTCAACCTTTACTAACCCGTTTGTAGTATCATAAATTCCCTGAAATTCCACATCTAAAGCATTATAATCGGTTGATATTTTTGATTCGCTACTTTCAAAAATTGCTTTCGGGATTATGATTTTAATTGAGTAATTAGTGCTCCCAAGTGTATCGCCATTAATTAAAATTTCAATATCTCTTGTTTGACCCGCAACCATATCATCATAGACTTGTTTTGATGTGCTGTCCAAATACATTGTAAATTTTCCGCTTATTTCAGATGGTTTTGAATAACTTTCCTGAAGAGTATTGCTTCCTAAAGAATAAAATGGTTCAAGATTGTTATTGTATTCAACTGACATTTCTTCAATTTTTCCTTTAAAATCGGTTCCGCCAATTTTAACATAACTAACATCGGCAAAATTTAATACTCGATGAGATTCGTAGGTTGGTGTTGTTTCTGTAGCGTTAGCTTGACTTTTTGCCATTCCCTCAAATGATAAAGTCAACATTTCGCCCGCTTTTCCTTCAATTGAAAAATTTGATGCTCTAAAACCAGCGAATTTTTTAACAATTTCGCCAATCTTTTGTTCAACACTTAAAGATGGTTTTGTCAATTGTTCAGTAAGAGTGTGTTTATAAACACCAGCTTCAACGTTGGTGGTATTTAGACCACCAAAAGCAGAATAAAAAACGAGGACGGGGTACTGTGGAGTTAATGGAAGTTCATAACCACCGGATATTTCAATTTTACCTTTAAACGCTTCTTTGTTTTTTGCGTGAACACCAGCAAGAATTGATTCTACAAATTGAATATCATTATTAATTTGAATACCATCACTTTCGTTGATTTTTAAATACTTATCAACTGATACCGGAGTACCAAAAGTTGTTTCTTTTCCTAACCCTATATAGTTTAAAAGTGGATTTGCCATATAATTAAATTATAGCATAAATTTATAATGTCAAGACCTTTTTTCTTTCTTTTTTTCGTCTTTTACTCTAACGAATAATGGATTGTTGATATACCAACCAACATCGATAATTTCTTCCGGATTAACTTCCCCATAACCAATTAGGTTTATTTTTATTTGACCAATATATTTGTATTTCATAATTTAATTATATCAAAAATTTAAAAATCAATAGTCTTTATTGCTTTATAGTCAATGTTTAAAATAATAACATCACCTTCTCTTTGAATTAAACCTGTTTCGCCGCTTTGTAGTAAACTAAAATCAATTTTACCATTTAAAGTTAAATTGTTTCTATTATTTAATTTTTCCAAAACCTTATCGGCTAATGAATAAATATTCTCTTGACTTGATTGGAGATCGTCTTTAATGATTTGATAAATAATGATTTTAATGTTATATATCCGTTTAATTTTCCCCAACGCTAAATACTCATCATTAAAATTATTGATAAAAATAACTACGGCTGGATATTGTTCTATTGTTTTAACAACACCATAATATACCTTTTTTATTTCCGGTATTTGACTAATTATTGTTTTTAATTCGTTGATGATTTCACCCATAATAATATTTTACACGATCTAATAAAAACTTTTTCAATAAATCAATTTTTTGTGTAAATGTTTCAATTGCTCTTCCAAAAAATCTTTTTGGAGGCACGCCTCTTACTGCTTTTGCGAATATCATTTTTCCTGACTTTCTATCACGCCAGACTAAAAACTTGCTACTTTTTGGATAAATCATTCCACGACCTGCATAAACACCAGTACCAAATTCTTGATATTTAGCGTATTCAACCGGTGATATAACTTTTATTGTATTGTCAAAAACACCGGTTTCGGTAATACTACTTCTTAAAACGCCAGTATCAACGGGAGCATTTTTCTTTGCTTCGCCCTTTATAAATAAAGCAGACCATTGAAGAGCATCATTAATAGCATCTTTTATTTTAACACCAAAAACATTTAACTTTTCTAAAGCCGGAGTATTAAAAGTTATTTCTAAGTTTATCATTCCTTAATTATAATCCCACTATAGATTACATTTCCAATTATTTTACTTTTGACAAAATCTTTATAGACAATAAAACTATCATTGTTATTAAATTCGGAGTTATTACTATCAACAATAACTAATTTGTCACCGGCTTTAATGTTTTCGTAATTTGTTATACATCTAAATGAACTCTCAACATTAACATCGGGGTATAATGGAGCAACCGTTTCATCTAATTGAAAAATTAGACAACTAAAAGTATTACCATCATCAAAAGAAGATACATTACCCGTCTTTACTAAAATATAATGTTTGACTTTAACATTATTCATATAAATTTAATTTGATATTTGTTAATAACTTCCTTTAATATATTAAACCTATTACCTAAACTAAAATTGAAGCCATTTAAACTAACATTTTTGATATCCATTTGACCATAATCCCGCATCAAAAACATTTCTTGAACCGCCGTTAACACGGCTAATTTAATATCATCACCATAAAATTTGTTTATTTGAAAAACGACTTTATATTCTTTGTTTTTATTCTCATTATAAATCGCATCGCTAAATTCAATAAAGTTTTCAGTTAAATAAAAATCGCTATTAATTGTATAACCACTAACGTTATTTTCGTAGACTAAATTGTTATCAAAATAAATACTTTTCAATTTTCCAACCGGGATTGCTTTAAAATTTAAAAATTTATCCTTTAAAAATCCCTTTTGAAAATAATAATCATCATTCGTAAAAACTTTAAATTGTCTATTCGTTTGCGAAATAATATAACTTTCAACCATTGAGATATAATTTGAGATTAAACTTTGTTCGCTTGTAGAAAAAGTTTTTCCCAATGAAGAAGCAACCAATGAATAATCAACACCACTAAAACCAGTTTGGTATTCCAAAACATTATATTCACTCATATTTCAAAAATTTATTTTTTAACAGCATCTCCCTCGTTGACGACTTCTTTTTTATATTCCATCTTTTTCTTTTTTTCAATTTCAACAACACTTCCTAAAGCTTTTACATCATCTTTTTTCATTTCGTATTCTTGACCTTTGAAATATATTGATCCTTTGTAGGATACTGTTTCATTAAACTTTACTCTCATAGTTTATTTAAACTAATAACTGATTTGAAGAGAAGACTTGTGTCTTCCCTTCACTATCAATTATTAAGATGATGCTGTCTTGATATAAGCAAAAGCTTTGTCAGCCATTGCGATTTTGATATCCTCATACGCAACGAATTTGACGGCTGACATATGATCTTGGAAGAGATTATAAGTTGTGGAAGCGTCTTTTTTGATTGTCGCTTCTTTTGAGATATCCACAACCATTCCTCCATATTGAGCTTGACCAACATAATCGAAGTTAGCCAAGGCAATAAATTTTTTACCGGCTTGACTTGGTTCGGAAGTCTCCGGCATAACATCAGAAATCTCTACTGGGACACCCCAAACGGTTGCTGGAGCAGTACCACTTGGTTCTCTTACGATGTATCTGCCTTGACTGTCTTTTAATCCATATAATGATAAAAGAACACTCCAAGACATTACCCATTTGAGATTTCTCCGTGCTCTACCTTTAATGAGAGCTAAAGCGGACAATAAGTCATCAGCAGTAACATCACTGTAATGTGTTTTTCCAGTAGCCAAAACAACACCGGAGACGTTGGTATTTTGGAAAATACCTTCACCGGATGCTTGACCCAAAAGACCCCAAGTGTCCTCACCTTTAGCCAACCCTTCACCGGCTAAAAGAGCCAACGCATCGATTACGTTTACATTTGGATCTAACAACATTTCGTTAGAAAACGGAACGATAGTTCCAACCTCCTGTAAAGTAAAGTCGAAAGCATTGCTTGTCCCTGGTTCAGAGACGGTGAAAGAACCATTTGGCGATTTTCTTGTGAAAATAACATCAGCAATAGTAGGAAACTTGAGATTAATTCCTTTCATTGGGATTTTTCTTGAGTTTCGAGCCACAACCCCATATTCGCCAGCAACTCTAACAATTTCAGTTGCTAAATAAGTTGGGATTAATTCTTTACCTTCACCAGTGGTTCCTGGTGACAAGGCTTTGGCTTTTGCGTAATCCCCCATAGTTTTGGCCTTGATGTATTCAACTGCTTTTTGTTTTTCATCATCACTAAATTTGTCCATTCCGGAGATTTTTCTCCAGTCAGCAAGTTTTTTTTCAACTGCTGAAAGGACTTCATCGGTCACGCCTTTTTTTAATTCGGCGATGACTTCTTGAAGAACGGCTTTGTTTTCCTCCATATTTTTTTCACCCCCTTTCATTTAGAATTTTTAATTTCTAACTTCAATCCATTTAACAACTTCATTTTTTGTAAAGCAATATTTGTATTTTTGTCGCTTTGTTTTAAATGAAAAGCAATTTGGTTTAATATTTTTTTCTTTAAATCTTTTTTATTGTCTTTCCCTTCACTTAAAACTTCACTTAAAACTTCTTTAACAATTTTTCTTATTTTCTTTTCCAAATCCAAATCTTTTTGTCTTTCATCTAATTGTTTAAATTCCTCATCGGTATATTGTTTATATTCGGGGATTTCTTTATCAAATTTTTTATAATAGCCTGCTAAAAAGTTATAAGCACCCTTTTTAATCTCTTCGGGGACTTTCAATTCTGTTCTTGCTCCTAAAACTGACTTCATTGCGTTTGACACGCCCCCCCACGTAGCAACCAATTTCCCATCTTTAACCCTTGTGAATGGTAGTTTATAAGCTCCAAGGTTTTCTTTGTGATTTTTGTCTCTTATAACAAAACCATTTTTATATTTCTCCATATCATCACCGGCATATTTTTTTATCTCGTCTTTTGCTTTATCACCCTCCCACGACCCATCATCATCGGTTGGTAAATCTCTTTTTCCGCAAATTTCAAATTCTTCTTTATCGGCTTTTTCTTTAATTGATTTTTGATAAAGTTCAATTAATTTAGTAAATTTATCAACAATATCTTCCTTATAACCAAGTTGAATTAATGCTTCGGGATTTGCTGGGACTGGGACAAAAGAAATCTCTAATAATTCCGCTTCAATAATATCATAGGGATTGTCTTTTTCCCCTTGATTATATTTTCGTGGCAAAAACCCAACTGATAAAGCTCTTAACACTCCATTCTCAATTAAAGTCCATACCTGATCTGCTAATTCAATACCGCTAACAACTTGACCTTTGATATATAAACCATCTGTGGTTTTTTTAATATCTAAAGTTTTCCCCACTGGAAGCTCGCTATATTTATGAGCGAATAATAAGACGGGATTTTTTTTGTAGTTTTCCAAATCCCAAGCATTTGGATCTATACTTTCACCCATTCTATCTTTAACACCAGTTGAAGCAATAGCTTCAAAAATTCTGTTTTGTTTATCTAAACTTTTTGTTGTATATGTTAGATAAGTATTTTTCATATTTTTAATTATAGCATAAATTTATAATGTCAAGTTATTCTAAAACCGGGACAATTGAACATCGGCAATTTGAATGAGCGATTTCATAATCACCCCCAATAAATTGTTCATTCTTTTCAATTATTTTACCATCTAAAGATAAACATAAACTACATACCCTATCATCTTCTGCTGTAATCCACATTTTTTTTACCGGAAATTTACTACTTCTTATTATTTCACTTTCAATCTCATTGTAATTATTAATTATTTCACTTCTAACTAATCTTTCAGCCCGCCATTCGCTATCGATTATCATCTCTTCTTTCACTCTGCTTATAATATCATTAATCGTAAATTCACCCTCGCTTCTAACTTCATCAATAATATCAACAACACTTTCATAAATTGTTTTTGTATAAGATTCAACCCCTTCATTAATTTTTTTTCTTTTAACATTATCAAATTCATCACCATTGACCAATTTAAATTTGGAAGAATATTTGCTTAAATTGTTTATAATCTCATCAACAAGATTTCCAGTTCCGGTAATTAAAATATCATAAACTCTTTCGCCTAAATCATTTAATTTTTCCTTCAAATCAACTAAAAATTCACTTGTCATCATTACTGACTTTTTTCCGTGTTTATAATTCTTAAAGAATAAATATGTTTCCAACCCAACCTTATCGGATAATTTTCTAATTAATTTATTTGTATATTCCCTTTTTCTTTTAACAAAATCAATATGAGATTTTGAATATTTTTTTTCTTCTATTTTCATTGATTTTGTTTTTGGAGTATATAAAACAATTCCGTTATCCAAATAAATCGCATCTCCACCCTCAATTGGATCCAGTCCTCGTTTTGTTCTAACTTCATTAATAGTAAAGACTTTATTGACCAATGTCGCATCTTCTTGTAATTGAAAATCTTTGTCTTCGGGGACGGGATTTTCATATCCTAATTTCAAGTCGGTTTTAAATACTTTTTCAAGTAAATCAAATTGTAATTTATCAACAATAAAATCAATATAGGGTTTAATGGTATTTTCAATAAACCAATATTTAGCCGCCTCGCTATTAGCACGATTAACATCATCGGCAAATAAAACTGCTTTCGGGACTTTAAATAAAGCTAATATTTGGTCTCTTGTAAATTTCCTACTTTCAATAAATTTTAATTTTTCCAAGTCGAATGATATCGGTTGCCATTTCAACCCATTTCCTAAAATAAGCGGTTTAAAAAAGTTTTCCACCCCGGTATATTTCTTTTCAATTTCAACTTTTATCCTATCCAAATCGGATAAAGATAAACTCATATCACTCGTTAAAATACCGGATGGTATTGCTCCCTGTTGATTAAACTTTTTGTATGTTTTTAAACTTAAAACATCACTTTCAATTTCCAATCTTGCTTGCTCCAATACTGACAACCCTTGAAGAATGTTGTTCGGATTTGGTTTATAAATATCCAACACGTCTTCACCATCAATTTGTTCATTGTTCAAAAGAGTATAAACCAATTTGTTTTCTTTTATTTCAATCCTTGATGCTTTTACCGGTATTAAAAATTTAGGTTTATTTGTTAGTTCTCCTTTTTCAATTTTATATAACGCCCTTCCCTCTAAAATTAAATTAAATGTTGTAATATATAAAAAGTCGTATCCTGTCATAAAGATATTTGGTTTTTTAATTAAATCTAAGATTGGATTTTTATCAATAATATTTCCTTTTTGATCTTCAAGGTAGAAGTTAGTCATCGCTACTTTGGAGGCAATAGAATCAATACACGCAAAAACTAATCCACCCAATAATTCATCTTCACTAACATTTGAGCTTCCAAAAAAATTAAAAAAGAAAGATGATTTCCACCCTGGTTCGCTTGAAAAAAATCCTTTTAGTTTTTTAAATATATCCATATAGAAAAATTATATCATAATTGATAAATCAATACTTGATTTTCTTTGATTAATCTATAGCACATCTCTAACGCATCTAAAACATCAATAAATTCTAATTCGGGATAATTTTTTAATTCGTTAAAAAGTTCATTATCGCCTTTAAATTCAATTTGGCCTGTGTTGATAATCGGCTCTAAACTTTCAATCCTTTCTATTTTACTTTTGGATTGTTTAATACCGGTAAATGGTATAAATTTTCCTAAATTTCTTGATTTTTCTTCTATAACGTTTTTAAAATATCGCTGAAAATAAACGTCTTCAATTCCAAATCTAACGAAATTATACGGAAAAGACAATATTCTATTAATCGCATCATCGGGTTTCAACACTTGACCAATACTTTCAATCTCATAGATTTTCCCTGTCTTTTTTTCCTTCCCTAAAATAACAATACCGGTTAAATTGCTTCCTTTTTCACCAAGGGATAAATCAATCGCACCAAATATCTCCATTTCTTCTAAACGGGGGAGTATTTCGTATTTTTTCGGTTTAAAATAAGAAAAATCATCGGACTTTGGAAATTTAGTCTCATAAAATCTCAACCAATCTTTTCTTGTCATTTGAGGTTTAATAACTTTAAGTAGTCTTTCCTCATCAATCCTTCCTTCTTTAATCGCTTGATCTAATGTTATTCTAATTTTGTGATAAATATCGGACTTATAAGCCTTTTCAAAAATAGAATTCTCAAAACAATTTCCACTCATAACTAATTTAGCGATTTTCCCTTCCGGCATCCTCACCACTTTTGAAAATTGTTCTTCGGATTTGATTAATCCGGCTTCCTCTAAAAAAATCATATCGCCACCCTCACCAACCACACGACTACCTTCTTTTGTTGTATTTCTCTCATCAATGGACGTTATATAAATCCACCCGCCATTTTTCCACCGGAGAGCAACTTTACTTCGTTGGACTTTTAATGACTGGACTTCTTTTAAATCTAAATTAATCAACCCTTCATAAATATAATAGTTATCGCCAATGTGTTCCAATATATACTCCATTATTTTATTAGCCTTATCATAACTCCCGCCAACAATGGGGATTTTGAGATTAAATTGAGATGCTAATGTTAATATTGCTAAAGCGGAGGTTTCAGTTTTCCCATAACGACTTGGAGCGGTAATCCAGAGGTTTTTAATATAGGGGTTTAATATTTTTTCAAATATTTCAACTTGACCATCGGTAGCCTCATATGGTTTCCCGTCTTTTTTGAAAACTTTTTTGATAAATTCCTTCCATTTTTTTATCATTTTTAAAATTTAGATTGTCATTTTAACCCTTTGATGATAAAGTATTTTTAAAAAAATCAAATAACAAATCTTTCGGATTGACTAATTTTTCACCATCGGCACCGGTGATTTCAATCCTTTTGCTAAATTCATCTTTTTCCATCCTGTCTAACCATTCTAAAGCCAATTTTGGATCGGGAGGCATTTTATCATCTCCAATCATTGCTTTAATTAAAATTTTCCTTGCTTGAGTATTAACAAGGTTTCTTTCTCTTTCAACTTTGTTTTTAAAATCTTCATTTCGTTGATAATGATTGTAAACTACCCTATAACTTAATCCGGCGAATTGACACGCTCTATAAAGAGAGTATCCCAACTGTAAAAATGGTTTTATTTTCTCAAAATATTCATCGGCTTTGCTCATACTTTGTTTAAATTAACTAATCCTAAATTATATTTTCTTTGGAGTTCATCTAAATCAACGAAAAAACTTTCACCGCATTTCGGACATTTAACTTCAATCATTTTTTTACTTTCATTAATGTTTTCTGTCAAATCATCAATTCCACCTGACGAATTATCAAAATCAATTTTTATGTTTTTTATCTCATCAATTAATTGGATATCATTTTTGAAAAATACGCTAATATCCTCTAAATTTTCCAATGTTTTCAATTCGTTTTTTAATTCCTCATAATTCCAAAAAGAATATTCGTGAGTTTTATTGTCTGCGATTCGGTATTCTTGACATTTTTTTTGATCTAAATCTGTTTCAAAAACTTCAATTTCATCATAGCCCAATTCCTTTAGAGCATAATAACGTGTATGACCAACAACAATAACATTATCCTTATCAACGACTATCGGTTGGTTATAGCCGTATTTTTTTATTGATTCTTTGACAATTTCTATCGCCTGATCATTAATTCGGGGATTTCTCCAATATGGTTTTATCTCATTTAGTTTTATTTTTTTTGTTTTTATCATAGTTTTGTTTATAATAAATTTGTTTTTCGGTTTCCCAAGCTTTAGAATAATCAACACCATCAAATAATTTAGCGAATCCGGAAATATATTTCAATCTTGTTAGTTCTTCCCTCTCCATTCCTAACTCCTCCATTATTTTATCATCTGACCAACCATTATTCAATAACTCGTAGACAATATTTATCATTCCTTTTATGGCGTGTTTTCCTCTTGCTCTGTTGTGTCTTATTGTTGATGCTATTCTATCATTTATGTCTTTATCCAAAACAACGCAAGGTAAATAACCCCCGGTTGTATTATAAATCTCTTTATTTGTCTTCATTATAAAATACCGGTGAAAACCATCAACTATGATATATTTGTCTTTTTCCCTATCATAATAGACAACGGACGGTTGAGTATAACCATCATTCTTGATACTCTTATAAAGTAATTCCAATTCTTTATTCGGGACTGAATTTGGATTGTATTCATTTGGAAAAACCTTATCAACTTTAATCCACTGGACGCAACCAACCGGATGATTAAATCCAATAACACTATATAATTTTTTAATTATTTCATTAAACAATTCAATTTTTTTATCACTGTTTTTGATATATTGGATTATTTTTTCCAATTCGTTTTTTAATTGTTCTAACATATAAGTCAGCATCTCGTCTGAAATTTGTAATCTTTACCACATCGGTGGTTATCATAGAATTAATAATAACACGAGACGCCTTTTCCTTCCATTCTTCATTTGGATATTTATCAATAAAAAGTTCATCAAAATAAATCATATATTTTTTTACATCTTCTTCAAAATCTTTATCATTTCTATATTTTAATCCCTTTCCTTTAATTAATTTGAAAAAAATATAATTCCTATAATCCCACCACGTTTTAAATTGTAGCGGTTTTTGATTAATAAAATATTCCTCTCTTGAAAACTTTGAAAAAGTGCTTGCTCCACCCATCTTTTTTGTTAGAGCATCATATAATTTCGGATCCAGTTCCTGAATAAGAAATAAACTATTTAACGCTGTTTGATGATGGAGTGATGACACTCTCATTTTATTTATTTCAAGTCCATAAGCAAACATTAAATCATAAAGTTTATTATACTCCACTTTATTTTCATAGATATATTTCCAAATATCCTTATACGACCAATCATATAATGGATAGAATACATAATGATTGTATTTTTTATTTTCATAGTTTCCCCAAGTAATCCATTTGTAGGTTGGTTTATCTGTCAACCCAATAAATCTTACCGGACTTTCTTCAGCCCTTACTCCGGCTAAAACGGCTAAATTCTTACCGAAATCTTTTATTCTTATGGCATCAAACATTCCCTCCCAGTTATAGACACCATAAGTGTTTTCCTTTATTGAAATAGGATCTTTGTCTCTTAACCATTTTTTTCCTGGCCACCATAATAAAACAAAATCCTCAAAAATTGATGCTGAATTTTCAATCCTAAATGGTATTTGATACCAATAGGGCTTGACCCTTTTATCATACATTATTTTTTTTACTAAATCGATGGTGTAAGTCCATTCGGCCTCCTGATCCAAAAAAAATACCGGTAATGGTAATCTGTTTTTCTTTTCGGCTATTTTCAAGGCTAAATCCAAAACAACACTACTATCCTTTCCGCTTGAATAATTAACAATAACGGTTTTAAACTCATCAAAAATAAACTCTATTCTTTTTTTTGCTTCCTCCAAAACGTTTTCCTTTAGATAAATTTTCATATTAAATTTTTTTCGGGATATTTTTTTCCTCTAATTAAATAATTGATTTCAAAATTTTTACAACCAAAAAAGTCTTTGACCATTTTCATTAATATGTTTTTGTATATTATCGCCTCTTTACACGAATAAAAATCTATAGTACAAAACTTCCTTTTACCAAAAGTATGAATTGATATATGACTTTCCTCAATAACAACAAAAGCACTGTAACCTCCTGGATCCTTTATTTTTGGTTCGGCGTAATAGATGACTGGTTCACCTAATTTTTTCATTCCCAATGTTTCAACTGACTTGTTTAAAAAATCAATTATTTTTTCTTTTGACATTAATCCCTCATAATCGCAACCATAACAATCTAATGTTATATGTTCGCCAAAATGAAAATTATATTCTCTGTTTAAAACTTCATCAATAATCCAATACTTATAATTATCAATAAAAACATATTTATAATGAGTTCTAAAAAATCGTAAATCAATACCAAATTCATTAATAAATTCTCTAAAAAAATCAATATCTTTATCTAAAACAACATACTCATGCTCAAGGCTTTTTGGATAAATTTTAGACTTTATAAACTTAAACTTTTTTATTTTTTCCCTAAAAAGATTAATTTCTTCCATATTGACTTAAAATAACTTTTGCTAACTTTGTTTTTTTGTTTTTTGATAATCTATCAATTGTTTTTATTAATCTTTTACTGTTTAACTCATTTCCAAAAAAAGTAAAGTCATAATCAATACATATTTGAGCAGTATTTCCAAGACCGCA